TTTAGGGGAAAGCGACCCCCTGCATACCACCCCTCGCTCTCTTTTTCATGCGTGAGGTGCTGGAGTTGTGTGGGGGTATTGGGGCGGTCTAAAAGTTTTTGGGGGTAAAGTGGGGTCAAAATGCAGGAAATCGATGCGTGTATGTATAGATTTCACGCAAGCAATGACCCAAGACGAAATCGCAAACTTCCTTCGTGAGGGACTTAAAGCCCTTGGCGCATACTCTCCAGCGTTCGAACCGATGATAACGGTCACAGCGCAAATGTCGGGGGTATGCGCTGAGGCGTATGCGGTGCTGATGTCTGATGGTGTCGTGGTGGAAGAGTTCAGCCGTGAGGGCGACTCTCGAAAGCGTGCTAATCCAGCCTGGTCTGTCTTCTTAGAGTCGTCAAAAGAGCTTCGTGCGCAGCTATCTGAGCTACAGATGACGGTGCGCACCGCCAAATTCACCAGTGGCGATGAAGTAGACAAGCTCAACTACATTCTTCAGCAGGTATATGAGCAAGCAACTAAGTCCAAGCGAAGCGACCGCCCTAAAAAGCGGAGTCGTAGAGCGTCTGCAGAAGGCTAAGATACCCTATAGACGCTTTGATAAGCTCGATAAGAGGCTCTCTGCTTATATACGTGAGTGCATCAAGCACCCGAAGAAGCACAATGTCTATGAATTGCTATCCATAGAGCGTTTCCTGCACAAAGTAGAGCGTTACGTCCTTCGTGACGAGAAGGTACTGCACTTCATTACCTTCTACGAACACATACGACTTCCTTCTGCGGAGGGAATGGTGCTGTTTGAGCTCACCCCAGTGCAGGTATTCCAATTCACGAATATCTTTTGGTTCTACCACGAAGACGGAGAGCGCAGGCTGGTGCGAGATGTCCTGCTTTTCGTGCCACGAAAATTCAGCAAGACGACATCCATTGCTACGCTCTCTGTGTATGACCTTCTGTATGGGGATGCCAACGCAGAGAGCTACGTGGGAAGTAACAGCTACCAGCAGTCGCAGGTGTGCTTCGGTGTAATATCGAAGATACTGCGTGCGCTTGATCCTCAGCTCAGACGCTTCAAGATCAACCGTGAGCAGGTCTTTAACCGAATGCCAGGGAAGATGTCCATTGCCCGTTGCTTGTCGTCTGCAGCAGACCGCTTGGATGGGCTGAATGCTTCGCTGGTGATTATCGATGAATATGCACAGGCGGAGAGCGATGCCCTGAAAAGCGTCCTCACCTCTTCGATGGGTGCAAGGCGCAATCCCCTGACCTTCGTTATTACCACCGCCAGCGACAAGCTCGATACGCCTTTTACGGAGATGCTGGAGGCGTATAAGTCGATACTCCGCGGTGAGGTCTCGAATGATAGCATCTTCGCACACATCTTTGAGCCCGATGTGGATGACGAAGAGAGCGACCCCAATACATGGCACAAGGTGCAACCGCACTTAGGCGTTACGGTGCGTCCCGAGTACTACGAAGCTGAGTATGCGAAGGCTCAGCTCACCGCTGGAGATATGAAAGCTTTCCGCAACAAGCTACTCAACATCTTTGCCCGTGACGAGCGTGAGCTGTGGATACCACGTGAGACCATCGAGAAGGCTTTTCTGCACGTACCTATGGAGGCTCTTCGTGGCTATCGTGCTATGTGTGCTGTGGACTTATCTGTAAGAGACGACTTCAGTGCGCTCACCTTCCTTGTGTATACTCCAAGTCGTGTTCCCGAAGGGCGTACAACTGTATGTCCCTTCCACGCTATTACGCATTACTTCTTCCCCGAAGGGATGCTCTCCACACACGTCAATAGAGAGCTGTATAAGCGTTGGGCTGACGAGGGGTATTTGACGCTCTGTAAGGGCGACAGCATCGACTATCCTCTTATCGTAGATACCATCCTTCGCCAGCCTCTCTCCACGCTCAAAATAGGTTACGACCCATACAAGGCACTCGAGTTTACGAACCTACTGCGCTCTACACCGCAGGTAGGCAAGGCGAATTTAGAGGCGATACCGCAGACCAATGGATCGTTCAACACGGCGGTAATGTCCTTTGAGCTCGCTCTATCTCAGGACAAAATCACCTTTGAGCCTAATCCCATCACTTCGTACTGCTTTGGCAATGCGGTAATCGATGAGGACAGATTAGAGAATAGGAAGCCCGTCAAGGCGGTAGCTTCGGACAAGATTGACGGAGCGATAACGTGCCTTATGGGCTTTTGGCTTTTCAACCACTTCAAGACAATCGTATAGACTATGAACCTACCTTCCCTTTTCGCACGATTCTTCCAGCGCAAGACTGAGACAGAGCAGCGCAGTTGCTCCTCTCAGCGCATACAAGACTTGATTGCTCAGTTCCCCACCGCTTCGGTATCCTCCCCCGATAGCGCAATGGCTATTGCCAGCGTCTATCGCTGTGTGGACATCCTCTCGGGGACAATTGCCTCGCTCGAGGTGCAGCACCTCAAGAAGACGGGGCGCATCTTCGCCTTTGACGAAGACAGCAAGCTCAATGCGCTCTTCGCTGGGCAAGCCAACGAGCGTCAAAACTTCTTCACGCTGCTCCAGCACGCTATGATTAGGCTTTTGCTCTCGGGGAATGCCTATATCCAGCCACGCTTGACCGCACGTGGGGAGCTCAAAGACCTTATATTGCTTAGCGATGGGGCGGTAGCCTATGACCAGCAGAGCAACAGCTACCAAGTCACCGACTATGTGTGGGGCATCTATGGAGTCTACACTGCAGACGAGATTATCCACCTGAAGAACAAGAGCCTCGATGGTGGCTACACGGGGGTCTCCACCATCCGATACGCTACGTCTTCGCTCTCGCTGAGTGCCAACGCAGACAAGCAGACCAATGATGGTCTTCTCTCGGGCAACCAAAAGAGCGGTTTCCTTGTCGGGGGCAACGAGCTACAGGGCTTAGGTGCGCTTGACCAAGACGTAGCGGACAAGGTCGCTGACCGTGTGAATAAAGAGATCGCGGAAGGCAGGCGCATCATTCGTCTCTCAGGATCGATGCAGTTTATTGAGTCGTCAATGAGCAATTCCGATGCACAGCTCTTGGAGGTGCGCAAGTATTCGGTATTGGATGTATGTCGCTTCTTCGGGGTGCACCCCTATATGGTGTTCGCTGACCAAAGTACGAACTACAAGGAGGCAGAGAACTCGCAAATCAACTTCCTCAACCAGACGCTTCGCCCCTTCCTTCGCCAAATAGAGCAGGAGTTTTCCACGAAGCTGATCCCACGGGGAAGGCGCACCACGGAGCGCATACGCTTTGACCTCTCGGGGCTCTTTGCCACCGACCTACGCACACGTGCAGACTACGTAAAGAGCAGCGTGGAGGCTGGGGTAATGACCCCGAATGAAGGGCGCATCTTTGAGGGCAGAGAGCCACTGGAGGGAGGGGATCAGCTCTTCATCTCGTGCAATGTAGCTCTCGTCTCCTCACGCCCGACCATCGAAGGGCTCCATCCCGAAGGAGGAAAAGAGGACAAGGGTGCGCAAAGTGGGGTCAAATAGTCGCCGTATCTACGTAGGGTAAATACCCAAAGCCAAAACCTATGAGTAAGACCGACGACATACACGAACTAAGGAGCAGCCACAGTGCGCTCTCCGCCCCTTCTCTGGTGGGCGAAGAGAAGCGCACCATTGAGGGGCTTGCCATCGTCTACGATGAAGAGAGCGAAGTGATATACGACTGGTGGGAAGACCGCTCTTTTCGTGAGATTGTCCACCAGGGCGCAGTCACCGAAGAGCTTTTGCGCTCGTCCGATATCTTAGCCCTCTACGAACACGACAGAAAGCAGTTGCTTGCACGAAGCACCAACGGGAACGGGAGCCTCCAGCTAACCATTACTGAGCGTGGGCTTCAATACCGCTTCGAAGCTCCCAACACGCAGTTAGGCAATGATACGCTGGAGCTTCTCCGCAGGGGAGACCTCCGCGGCTCTTCCTTCCTCTTCGGTGTGAAGAAGGGTGATACTCGCTGGGAAGAGCTTTCCGATGGTACGTGGCTTCGACACATTGACCACTTCTCGTATATCGGTGATGTCTCTGTGGTGAGTACTCCAGCTTATCCAGCGACAACCGCCTCTGCGGAACGTTCCAAACGTGCGCTGGATGAAGAGCGTGGGCTACCAGTAGATGAGCCTACCCCTACGCCCGAGCCAACGCCCGACTCCGAACCAACACCCTCACCCGAAGCGACTTCGCTTAGTCAGTTAGACCAGCGTGCACTGCTTTGGGCTGATGCAAAGATGTCCTCCAACCATTAACCAAACCAACCAAATTAACTATGACAAAAGAACAAGAAGAGCTGATGGAGCTTCATTCACGCTTCAAGGAGCTCCAGACGAAGCGCAAGAGCGGTGAGCTCAGCGAAGACGAGCAGCGCACCCTTATCCAGCTCAGCGAAGAGCTGCAGGAGCGTGGCATCGATGCTTTGGTAGAGAAGGCTCTGACGAAGGATGCGGCTAACGAGGCTCGAGAAGCCAATAGCAAGTTCATCGAAGCTGGTCAGCGTTGCTTCAACACGCATCAGGCAGTAGACTGTGAGATGCGTGCAACGACTATGACGGGCAACGTCAAGGCCGCTATGCCCACGGTAATCAACGAAGTAATCAACCCTCTGGAGGCAGAGCTTATCCACACGAAGGTAGGGCTGAAGATGCAGACGGGCGTTGTTGGTCAGCCTATCTGGCCAGTGCTTGCTGGTATCACCGCCACCATAGCCAACGAGGATGTCGCACTCACCGACCAGACGATTAGCTTAGACAAGGTGGTTGCCAAGTCGGAGCGTGTCGGTGTGATTGCTCCTGTCACCATCCAGGCACTGGATGCTACCAACCTCAACATGCGTAGTATCGTGCTGGAACGCTTGGGTAAGGCTGTTGGTACTGCCATCAATAGCGCACTCTTCGCAAAGACCGCTCCAGTTGCTCCAAACAATGGTATCGGTAGTGTGCTTGCTACGCCTTACGCCACTCCTGTAGCAAGTACTGCGTGGTCGGGTACGGTAGCACCTACCATCAAGGAAATCGTATCGCTCGAGGCGGAGGTATTAGGTAAGGATGTGCGTGTCGATGATAGCGCAGCCTACTTCGTTCACCCGAAGACCTACTGCTTGCTGAAGTCTACTCCCGTGGAGAAGGGCAACCCTCAGATGATCCTGCAAGATGGCTATATGAATGGCTACCGTGTCGTCTCCACGACCTTCATGCCTGAGGATGCTATCCTCTTCGGTGTAATGTCGTACGCAGTGCTTGCTCACCACGGTAGTGGTGACCGCCTGTTTGCTCAGTACATTGGGCGCAACGACCGCATCGAGTTCTCGCTCAACGGTGACTATTCGCTCACGGTGCTTCGCAACGAAGCCTTTGCCTGCATGAAGCGTAAAGCGTAAGTAACCTATGCCTACCTATATCACTCTCGAAGAAGCGAAGAAGCACCTCAACGTAGAGCACGAAGAGGATGACGACTTCATCAGTGAGCTCATTGACACGGCCGAAGAGCATCTATCTACGCTACTCAACCGACAGCTTTACACTGTGGAGACGAGTGCTGGAGACTTGCCTGCGCCCCTGCGTCACGCTCTGAGGATGCTCGTAGCGCGCTTCTACGCTGACCGAGAGGGGTATAGAGTCGGGCGTGTAACGGAGCTTCCGTTTGCCATCGGGTCACTAATCGGTAAATACCGCTTGGAGCGATGAATGCAGGAGCGTTCACCCACCGATTGACCTTCCTCAGGGCTGAGAAGGAGCAGACCGCTTCTGGCGCAGTCCGTGAGCGTCTTGTGGATCATTTCCACGCCCGAGCTTTCTTGCGCACCCTGCGTCCGACTTACGACAAAGACGGACTGCAGGCGCGTGAGATAGTCGATACCTCGGCGGTGGTCTTCGTGGTGCGAGCGGACAAGCGTCTCCCCTCTGCTGGGTGGCTTCGTTTCGATGGTATGCTTTACCGCATCGTCTTGCTCCAGCCAATGCTTGACCGTACGGTGCAAGTGACTGCACGCTTTGTTGATGAATAGCTATGCCTGAAGTAGTATCGTTTCAAGGTCTCCCTGCGGTGACTTCGTTCCTTCAGCGACTGGAGGAAGCTCCATCTGAGGAGCGACTCCGTGAGCCTTTCTTTAAGGCTGCAGAGGTTTACCAGCAGGATGTTCGCGCTACCCTTCCTCCGCTCTACAAGCAACCGAATAGGAACGGGCACGTACCACGTGGCAACCTTATCCGAGGGCTTCGTAGACGAATGCCTAAGCGCAGTCGTAGAGGGCGTGTCTCTATCTCCGTGGGCTTCTACTACGTCAATGGGGCTACCGCTGGTAAGGTAAGTGACGCTGCTAACCATGCTCACCTTATCGACAAGGGAACGAAAGACCGCTATACCCGAAATGGCAAGTACAGAGGCAAGGTAGAGCCGAATTACTTCTGGACGCACGCCAAGCAGCGTAGCAGACCACGTGCTGAGCAAATCCTTATCGCTGGACTTACCCAATCATTCTCTACCCTATGAGTGTCTACCTCGATGCCAACCGCAAGTGGCGTACCTCCGAATGGGTGCGCACACAGCTCCTCAGTAGCGAAGAGCTACGTGCCTTCGTGGGAGAGAAGATTTTCCCCGTAATCGCTAAGGAAGACACCGCTGGAGACTTCATCATTGTCTACCGCAGTGCCTACGGGCGAGAGCGAGAAAAGTCTGGAGATGCACACAGCGAAGCCTTCGTAACGGTGCTTTGCTTCTCTGACGATTACGATCGCTCGCTCTCTATGGCGGAGCTGGTGGATGCCGTATTAGATGGAGGGCGCAACGATGAAGTGGGGCGCATCTTCGGTAGCTCGGGACACTCCGCCACGTTGGACGCTTCGGAGGAAGGCTTCTCAGAGGGCAAATTCTACCAATCTCTAACGTTCGAAATATCCTAATCACCTCTAAATAACGAATAACTATGGCTGAGCCACTCAAGTACAACAAAAACATAGACCTCGTCAAAGGTGAGAGCAACCTGCTCTTCATCGCTGGTCTACCAGTCGCCTACGCTAAGAAGGACGACTTTAAGTTCTCCCCCTCGACAATAGATGTCGCCAGTAAGTTCTCGGGTAAGTACGCAGACAAGATGGGCGGTAAAAACGAATGGTCGCTGTCTGTCGAAGCCTTTGTATCGAAGACCTCTGGACACATGTCCTACGAGGCACTGGAGAATATCGCTGCTTCGGGCAAGGCAGTACCCTTTGAGATTTGCGCCGTTACGCTTGTCGATGACAACGGAGTGCGCAGCATCACCAAGGGTGCGGTCTTCCGCAAGGGGCGTGTGACCGTCTCCGACCTCTCCAAAGCCTCGAGCGCAGGGGAGTATGAGACGTGTACCTGCACGCTCAACGGTTCTGGTCCTCTACTGAATGCAGAAGGCAATGAAATCGGTAGTACCGAAGCACTCACTGCTGCAGGTGTAACCATCTCGTAGAATGAGTGCCACACCATACAAATTGACACTCCGTGCGGTACTCCTCTTTGAGAAGCTCACCGCACGGAGTTTCTCTTCGCTGAGCATCCTGAACGAAGAAGATGCAGTGACACTGCTCTATTGCCTCCAGCGATGCGAAGAGGGCGGTAGC